CTTGGAAACTAACAAGTCTGACCCTCTCCCTCGTGGGGCTGGAATCCCTGCTCCATTTCAGAACTCGTCTGGCTCATTGGAATACTACGCACAATGGGTCCATAACGGCAGCGGAGCTGCCCTAGGACCAATTGGCGCAAGTTTCATCAACCAGACGATCCCGACGAATCCTGTCGTTGACGGTGCTGTGTCGTTGGCTGAGCTGTACAGAGAAGGCTTGCCTGCTCTGATCGGTGCTAGTCTCAAACTAAGAGATACTAGCAGCTTCTTCCGAAGCCTCGGTGGAGAATACCTGAACTATCAGTTCGGGTGGATCCCTTTGGTGTCTGACCTAAAGTCAGCTGCCAAAGCCATCATGGAATCCGAAAGGATTCTATCACAGCTTGCCAGAGATTCTGGCAAGAATGTACACCGAAAACGAATCTCGGAACCCATTCGTACCACCTCTGTCTATACAGACAGTGCCAATCATTACAATGGCATGGGTGGTGCCGATGTGCTCGCGCCTCCGTGGTATCGTGAAACAGATTCCACCAGTATCCAGCGATGGTTTACTGGCTGTTACACGTATCACTTCGAACCGGCACGCATGGATGCGTTGCAGGAAATCGTGGTGAAAGCTAGGCTCCTGTACGGTCTGGATCTTAATCCAGAGGTATTGTGGAATCTAGCACCATGGAGCTGGTTCATCGACTGGTTTGCCAATGTTGGTCCGTTGCTAGGCAACGTATCAGCATTCCAGAAAGATGGACTGGTCCTTCGCTATGGCTACGTCATGGAAGAAACAACCAGGACGTTGCAGCGCCGTAACCAGATACGCCCAAGATATGGGCCCTGGCCGATGGCGTCTCAAGACACTTTCCAAGGAATTCGAAAGCGTCGTGAGAAAGCGAACCCATTTGGATTTGGGTTGACCGAATCACAGCTGTCCACAAGACAGTGGTCGATCCTAGCGGCTCTTGGCATGACCAAGACACCCCGCTCTCTCCCTAAGTACTGAGGAGAGTAATCGGACTGATGTTGGCCACAAGCCATCTAGGTTCACCACACACAGCGTAAAACATACGCTGTCCCCACCAGAAAGAGCAATCTCATGTTCGCTGATCCCCAGACTGTGACCATTTCAGGGTCTGCAAAGACCCTGAATGGTACTTCTAACACCCTCACGGGTAAGAAGTACGCGACTTCTGACCGTGCGTACCAGTGGGATATCTCCCACACGTACGGTCGTCGTCACCGTCACACCATCCGCATGCAGGTGGATACGCTTGTTGCGAATCCTCTCGTGTCCGGTCAGAATGTCACGCAGTCTATGACTGCTTACCTTACGGTAGACATTCCTCCGGGCTACGATGCTGCGACTGCCAAGGCAGTCCTGGATGGCTTCCTGGCCAACCTCACCGCTACTAGCGGTGCCAACCTGACCAAGCTGGTCGGCGGCGAGAGCTGACGAGAGTCAGCTCCCGAAGTTGGAGCATTGCTGGATCAACATGAGACAGGATCATGACAACCGCACAGAAAGGCGGCGCATGTGAAAAGCCCCATGTTGCTCTGGAAGGAGCTCGCCATAGAACTCGGCGAGCGATGCCAGGTAAGCACCTACCGCGACATTTTGAATGCCGCGGCTCGAGAGAAGACAGAGGGAATGTCGTTTTTCACGATTACCCTCCCTCAGTTCGCCAAGGAGTTTGACAACTGCCTTGGCGCTGAACTGATCGGTCCAAATGACTTCATCGGTTTCCGACGTCGTCAGAAGACCCCCATATTTCTGGGTGGATTCTTCGACCTGATCTTCTCGAGAGAGACTGGCGTCTTGCTCGACGAACCTTCAGTCGACGCTATCGTAGCAGTACGACAGCTATCGCGACTGATGTCTAAGATGCGGCTCGAATGCTCCGAAAGGAGAATCGATGACGCATACAGACAGTTCGTCGACACGGACACGGAACTCGAAGCCATCATGGATGAAGTATCCCAAGAGGATATGGAATCCTTTTCTCAGATGGCTGCTCGTATTTGGAGTGACGTTTTCCATGGGTTGGATAATCTCCATACCCATGGTGCGCTTACTCCAAAGCACGGCCCCGGCGCAACCGCAGATCGTCTGTTCGGGAACGAAAAGTACGATCTACGAGGTACCAACATCAAGTGGTACGAGCGCCTCGAACATGGAGGATTCCACCAAGTGGACTACCTCCTGCCGAACTCTAGGTCTTGGAGAGCCCTAGAGAGGGTCCAGTTCCTGTCACCCCGGGATGAGATACCTGTAAAGGTAACTCATGTCCCTAAAACACCCAAGACACCTCGACTCATTGCTGAAGAAC